CTCGTATTCTCTGCTCCGTTTGCTGAAAATGATTTTACTCCTGCAAATGGTGCAGGAAGTATAAGAGTAAATGATAAGATAATTGGTCTTATGATCTTTCGTGAAAGATTATTTATCTTTTGTAAAGATAGCATTTATGTTTTATCTGGAAATAGTATTGCAGATTTTGTAGTAGAACCTATTACAAGAAATATTGGTTGTTTGGATAAATTCTCTATTCAAGAAATAGGTGGTGATCTTATTTTTCTTTCTCCTGATGGATTAAGAACTATAGCTGGTACTGAAAGAATTGATGATGTTGAATTAGGAACAGTAAGTAAACCAATACAAGAACGAGTTGATGAGATAGAGTTTGATAATATTACTTCAGTTGTTGTTCGTGAGAAATCACAGTATAGACTATTTTATCCTGTAACAGCAGGTACTGAAAAATATCAACAAGGTATTTTAGGAACTATGAAACAAGATAATCAAGGACAAATAGGCTTTCAGTGGGCAGATATTGTTGGAATTAAACCTAGTTCTACTGATTCAGCATATATAAAACAAATTGAAGTTGTAGTTCATGGTGCATATGATGGCTTTATATATCAGCAAGAAAATGGAATTACTTTTACTGGTACTAATATGGAAGCTATTTATCGTTCAGCAGACCTTATTATGGGAGATGCAGGAATAAGAAAAAGTATGCAACGAGTTATTACAAATTATAGAAGTGAAGGAACTGTAAATGCAAGATTACTACTAAGGTATGATTATGATTCATCAGATACTCCACAACCTGCTGCTTATACTTTTAGTGAAGGAGCAGCAACAGCCATATATGGATTAAGTAAAAGTACTTATGGTACGGCTGTTTATGGTGAAGGCGGTAATCCACTAACACGACAATCTGTAGAAGGAAGTGGATTTGCTATTGCTGTTAAAATGAATGAGGATTCTGGATCATCTCCATTTGTATTAAATGGATTTCAATTAGAATTTACCGCTGGCGGTAGACATTAAAAGAGGAAATAATGGCAACATATACAAGACAATCTTCAAGTGAAATTGCTACAGGCGAAGTTATTCAAGCTTCTCATATAGAAGATGAGTTTGATCAATTAATATTAGCTTTTGCTGCTGCTACTGGACATACACATGATGGTACAACAACAGGAGATGGTGGTCCTTTATCAACATTATATAGTAATGCTATAACTATTGGTACAGGAGCCGCTTCAGATATTTCTCTTACTTTCAATACTAATTCAAGCAATGGTGTTCTTACATGGATGGTAGATGAAGATTATTTTAAATTTTCTGATGATGTTCACTGTCTTGAGAATGTAACAATTATTGATGATAAAGCATTGATCTTAGGAACAAATGCAGATATTACTATAAAATATGATGAAACAACTAATGATGCATTAGAGATTGCCGCAAACGTAGAAGGAGCAGCATTAGGTATTGTTCTCAAGGCGGATCAAGGGGATGATGCTGGAGATGAGTGGAAAATTAACGTAGCAGACGGGGGTGTTATTACATTTGGTAATGATCTAAATAGTGCTGGTACATATGTTACGCATATGACAATGACACCTAATGCTACGGTAGCAAATTCAACAGTAGCTTTTGCTGGTAATGTAACTATTGCTAATGATCTTACAGTTTCTGGTGACGATATTACGATGGGAACAAATACTGCTGGTCATCTTCTGGTTGGTGATGGAACTAACTTTAATCCTATTGCTCTTGGAGGAGATGTAACATCTATTAATGGTTCTGGATCAGTCACTATAGCAAATAATGCTATTTCTCTTGCTAAGATGGCAGGACTAGCACGAGGTAAACTTATCTACGGTGATTCTTCAGGTGATCCTGCTGCACTAACTGTAGGTTCTGCTAACACAGTATTGAAGTCAGATGGTACAGATGCTGCATGGGGAGCGGTTACAAATGCTATGCTTGATGGATCAATCGCTGATAGCAAATTAGCCACAATTAGTACAGCAGATAAAGTTAGCGGTGCTGCTATTCAAGTTGATGGAGCTACTGATGGTAGTAGTATTACAATTGCTTCAACGGATAAGTTTCTAATAGATGATGCAGGAACAACTAAGTATGTTACAGCGGATCAACTTGATGATTATATAACAACATCAGATGTCTGTGCTGATGAAATAGCAGCAGGTGATTCTGCTATTTCTTGGACAACAACATCAGGTACGGTAACTGTTGATTCTCAAGCTAGTACAACTACTATTGATGGTCATACAGGAGTAACAATTCAATCAACTAATAGCGGAGATATTACATTAGATTCGATTGCTGATATTGTTCTTGATGCAGGTGGTGCAGACATCAAGTTAAAAGATGGTGGAACACAATTTGGTAATCTTAAAAACAATAGTGGTCAACTAATAATTACATCTAGTTCTTCTGATACAACTGCTATAACTATGACTGGTGCAAATGTAGCGGTAGCAGGAACTTTATCAACAGCAGGTTCAACAATAGAAGAACTAGTAGTAGGTTTAGGATAAAAAGGAAAAGGGAATATGGCTAATACATTTAAAGTAAAAACAAAAGCAGGTGTAACTTCTCTTGCTACAGTTTATACTGTACCGGGAAGTACTACAACTGTTGTAGTAGGATTAATTGTAGGTAATACTACAAGTGGTGCTATTACTTCTACTGTTACATTGTCTTCTGATACTAGTGATACTGAAACAAATGCTGATGTAGAACTTCTTACAACGGGAGCTATTCCTGCTTATTCAAGTATAGATGTATTAACAGGATCAAAACTTGTTATGCAAACTACAGATTATTTGCGAGTATACGGTAGTGGTGCAGTTGATGTTACATTATCCATTATGGAGATTACATAATGGCTATTTTAGGCAGAGTATTTCCTCCTGTTGTTGATCTTAAAGGAACGGAATTAATTCTGGATGCTGATGCAGATACGACTATAACTGCTGATACAGATGATCGTATTGATATTAAAATAGCTGGTGCAGATGACTTTAAGTTTACTGCTAATAATTTTAATGTACTCTCTGGATCAACTCTTACTATTGATTCTGGTGCTACTATTACGAACAGCGGCACAGCTACTAATTTCGGTGTTGATCCAGAGAGTGCCTATGCTGGAGTTCTTGAAACTAATGCGAACTTCATTAATCAGGTTATCTTCGGGCCTGCGGTCGATGGCCGTCCGTGGAATGGTCTGTGGAACAAAGCAGGCGTATTTTCCTCACTGATGTTAGCCACCCTTGAAGACGAAGGCAGCAATGCTGAGATTAATATCTGGGACTTAACTGAGGCGTCGGGCAGCGCCATATCCACTTCGGAGCTGGCAACCGTTGATCTTAGTAATGTTGAGGCACCATCATCAATAGCTGCTTGCATGGGCTACCTTATAATCGGAAATAGCTCTACCGATGCAGTTGGTTTCGCAATAGTAGACCCACACTCTGGCGCATGGGCTGAACGAACCAAAGGCTGGCCCAAAACATTATCTACCGCCACGACACCCGCACTGACTAATAATGATGTTGATGCTGTTGCTGCTGGATTTTCAGATCAACCAGCATTTGATCCCCGTACAGGAGGTCCAATGCCGACCTTTGGTATTGGTTATGGTACTGGTGATGATGTTGCTTCTTTGGTCAAAGATGATGGCAATGTATGGGACCGCTCTGGCACGGTAGGAAATGCAGGTGTAGGATTCACAAATGGGCAATTTGTTTATGCTATGAACGATGCTCAGGATGGTATTCTTATTACTACTATGAAGATTTCCGTCATCAACGCAGATGATTGGGACGCTCAACGTGTTTTAAGAGATGATGGCGCATCATTTGGTTTAGTAGCGGATAACGGACTTTCTGTCGTTAGAGACTCTCTCGCTTCGGCAAGTTCCAGCGGTCTCAATAGCCTGCTGTATACGGATTATTTTACAGGTGCCGCAGGCATAAATGCTATTACAAATAGAGCCTACACTACTGGCTACATGGTTGGCGACATCCGTGGCGCATGGTTAGCCAGTACTAGCGTCGATTCGGATAATGAGGGCGAGAAAGATCGCAGTTATCACGCCAACAATTTGACCCAGAACGGCACCCCAACGGAAGGGCCTGTTGCAGGTTCAGGCGGCACTGCCTCAGAATTGGATGGATACTCTGGTTTTAGCGCATCTGTTAACTTTACTGCAACGTCGAATGCGGAGTGGGATGTAATCACTACAGGTGCAGTGTATTTAAGCGGATGGTTTAAATCTACGGGAAATTCTGGAAATGAAGACTTATTTGGCTTTGGTAAGACTGACGATGCCATAACTTTTTTTGTGCGCTTGAACACATCAGGCGTGATCACTGGCTACGATAGGGGTGCAACGGCGGCAGACAGAACAGTAGCGTCTACTCAAACATACGATGACAGTGTATGGCATAAAATAGATTTCGTTAGAGTTTCCAGCACTGAACGATATCTATATATTGATGGTGTACAAGTAGACAGTGATACAGCAGATGCAGGATCACTTAGCAGCACCGGCAATTTACCTTTAGCCGTTGGCGTTAATTATGACGGGTCTTCTGTACCTGCTTCTACATCATCTATAGCTCTTGTTCGCCTAACAGCCACCGCCCCGACTGCCACTCAAATCCGTCAAATGTATGATGGTGAAAAAGGGCTTTTTGTGGCTTCGGCTAAATGTACTCTGAAATCTGGTACCACCGATGCTGTAATTGATGTAGATATTGATCCACTGACGGGAAAAATCATCGCCACTCAGACAGATAAAATAAATATCTTTGATGGGCTGGTGAATGTCAGTCAGCCAGCGGTTAATTCCGGTGCAAGCGAAAAGGGCAAGTTGTGGGGCGACCTACGGTCTGAACAGAATGCTGCCAATGCCTACGTCACGGCACCAGCAGTTGACCAAAGACAGGTTAATGAGATGGTGCGGGGTCTGGCTAGTGAATTGCCAGCCGGTGTTGATCTGTCGAAGGCTAAGGCGTGGGCGTATATTATCGGGTCTGGAACTCCAGCTATAGCTACAAGCTATAATATTAAGAGTGTAACAGACAACGGAGTAGGTGCGTATCGTGTGGATTTTGCTGTTCCATTCAAAAGCATAAATTATGTCTCTGTAGGTAATTCTGTAATTGGGTCAGATTTCAACAACCTTTCGTTTATTCAGGCATTAGCATCACGAGATCAAAAACATGCCGATTATTATATAACTCGTGCTGATACTGGCGCTTACATTGATGATGTTGGACATTGTGTTCTATTTTTTGGAGAACTAGAAAATGAATGAATTAATTGTTAATAAAAATGGCACAGTAACCGTGGTTGGTGATGCTGGATCGGTCAGCGGCATCTTAGCTGAACTAGTTGAGGCCAATACCATCCCTGAAGAACGTGATAAAGATTGGGTTGTGACAAAGGAAGCTATTGTGCCTGATGTTGATACGTTGGCAGTCGAGATTACACGGGATGATCTTAAGACACACGCATGGCGTTTGCCTAAAGCACGAACAGAGCGGCTGGGAGTAATCCGTAATGATCGTAACGCCAAGCTAAAACAACTTGATGTTGAATATCAACTAGCAGATGAAGGTGTACATCCAGATGGATTGAATAAAGCTGCTGTAGCTGCTAAGAAAATGACACTACGTAATCTTCCACCTGCTGCTGAATCTGTACTAGCAGACCTTGATAATACAGATGATATTGATGCATACGTTCCTGATGCTTTGAAATAAATGGAACAAGTAGTAGATATCTGGCCGATTCTCTCTGGAGTAATTGCAGTAGGAGCGGTAGCAATAGCCTTTAGAGCAGAGATACTAGTGCGTGTAAAAGTGCTTGAAGATAAAGTGCAGACATTATTTGAGCTATTTAATAAAAGGAACTAACATGAAAAAGAACTTTATGAAGAATATTAAAACTACTTTATTTGCTGGTCTACTTTTCTGTGCTAGTGTATCTGCTGTATTAGCAGGTAACTGTGGACCACAACATGAAGAGATGTTAGATACAGCAGTACGTATTAATACATCGGGTTCTGGTACAGTTCTTTATTCAAGACAACATGAAAGTAAATGGGAATCATACATCCTCACTAATTATCATGTTATTAGTGATCAAATTACTATAAGAGAAGTATGGGATGGAATGAAAGGTAAGAAGGTCAAGCGAGAAACAAGAGAGCCTGTTACTGCATTCTGGTTTGATTATGTACGTTGTTCCCGTTCAGTAGGTACTCGTGGACGTATAGCGGATATCGTAGCACATGATGAGCAAAGAGACTTAGCCCTTCTTAAACTACGAGATACAGAACGTGGAGTAGTACGTATTGCACATATGTTACCAGAAGAACAATCACCTAAATTAGGCCAGACTGTATGGGCTGTAGGTGCAGGATTAGGTTATCCTCCTTCCATGACTTCAGGAGAAATGGCTTTTGCTGAACAGGTTATTAACGGATATCGATATCAACTAGCAACTGCTCCAATTATCTTTGGTAATAGTGGTGGTGCATTATTCGCTTACTCTGATGTACGTAAGAAGTATGAG